TTGGCGTACTTACAAGTCAGGCAAGCGGGGATGGGTAAACGAATGCTGGAAAGGCGATGCAAGCAGGGGAACCGTCTTTAAAGATTATCAATTCAAGGAGAACACATGAAAGCACGACAAGTATTTATCGCCCTAATGACGGGCAAAGGTTATTCAGCAGAAGAACTACATTGGGACGGTAAAAAATTTACTAACTCTGCCATCACGACAAGATGGAATTATTTTCTAGCCGGATGGGAAATGAGGGGGGTCATGTGATCGGCTTGTTTTTAGTTTTGTGTTTAGGTGCTGCCATTGCTATTTTGGTGTGTTGGTTATGCGTGCAAATTCTTTTGTGGATTCAAGAATAAAGCCGCGTACCCGCTTTATCAATGATTAAAGCCTGTTTGCGGGGTGCGCCCGTGGCAGGTATAGATATATGCGTCCAGCGATCAAACTCGCGGATGATCTGGTCGTATCCAATGCCGCTGTCCACGATCTTGCGTACCACCTCATCTGGTGTCATGCCTGGCACCTTGAAGTCGGCAGCGCAACCAGTGCGGTGTTGGCTGGTGTCTTTGCTTCCCACCGCATCATTGACCTGCTTGGTGCGCAGGCCTGAGCTGATCATGATTGGCTTGCCACCCAGCACCACCTTCACCTGCTCCAGAAAGTCTGCCAGGCGCGTCAAGTTGGCCAGCTCGGTGTCATTGGGACTGTTGTCCCAGCCGTTGCGCTCTGCGGTTTCTGAGGCTGTCAGTTCTTCAAGGGTGAAGTGAGGTGTGAGGTTCATTTGACAGGTCCAGATTTTGAGAGAAGGTCAGTCTTAGCCTGTGATCCAGCAGACGATCCAAAGTAGTATGCAATGATTCCTGTCCAGGCGGTGCCCAAACTGCCCAGCATCATCAAGATTGCAGGATTGCTGCTGTCGATCTGGTTGAAGAACATCATCACCATAATGCCGAAGAATCCGATCGTTACTGCGCCAGCCAAGATGGGTGGCATCATTGAACGAGTCGTGGCCTGCATTTCCCTGGCGCTCTTGCGATCCTCGACTTCTAACTTTTCAAAGTTAAGGCCAAGCTCCTGCGCCTGCTTTTGCAGCTCAATCTCGGCCAGCTTGACCTGTGCAATTTGCTCTGCTGTCAGTTTGTTGTTGGAGATCAGATCGCCAACCTTTGCCTCGTCCACGCCAATGGCCTTGGAGATTGCAGACACGGCCATGCCTGCCAGTGGGCCACCCATTGCTGTGGCAATAGTTGGTGCAATTTGTTTGAGCCAGTCCATATCAGTTACCCTTTCATGTCAAAACTTAAGTTGGGGTGGCGCGGGTACTGCACAACGCGCTCACCCTCGGGGCATTTGTATTTGATGGTTGCCAGCAAGGTTGCCTTGCCATCAGCAATTTTCTCTTTTTGCACCATTGTGAGTTGATATGTGAATGTATCAATCTGTGGCCCAGCGGGGCCGCTGAATCGGCTTGCAGTGGTGGTTGCTTCATGCACCATGCCTGCTGCGTCCCGAATGCTTGGGGTGAAGCTCTCAACAGAGCAGTCGTCTCGCTTCTTGATCCGCGCAACGGTGACGTTTATTGGCTGCCCGGCCTCTGCCACAATTTTAAAATGCTCTGGTGACCACTCAATGATTGCGCGGTCAAACCAACCAAATTTGTCGGCCAGTGTATAGCTGCCGCCCAGTGCGGCAACGCTGGCAGCAACGGCTCCAATGGCTTTGGTAAGGTCAATCATCTTTTTTCCTTTCTTCTTCCACCTGCTTGCGCAGTTTTTCCACCTTTTCCATCTGGGCCTTGGCCTCGCGCTTCACCACCATCGTGTCCACCATCATCATGCCGACCAACGGCAAAATCAACACAAACACAAACGCGAACAGGATCAGAACAAAGATATATCCCGACGATGGAGACTTATCAACCACATTAGGCATATCAGGTAGGCGACCACGAAAGCCACCAGCACCGTTTCCAGCACCCTGTCCAGTATCTGATTTTTTAACCTTTGTCGCCGCCATTCTGCTACTCGCTTTTTGTGCAGTTCCTTTGCGTTGTCATCGGCTTTTTGATCTAGCAGCCGCTGATACTCTTCAACGATTTCACGCCAAAGATCGGGCATTCCCATCTCCCAGCGCACCATTCTCTCAAGATCGGCATAAAACTGTTTTGTTTGCCTGAGATACATTACATTGTCAATGGCTTGGGTTGCTAGATCGTCTTTGATGCCTTTTCGCTTGTTTTCTTCTCGCTGAACCTCTGCCTTTTCGTGCCCAGATTCCAGTTCAGCTTGGCCTTTGAAGAAACTTGACAGAGCACCGCCGACCTCGCTGGTGATCTTGGTCAGGTCATTGCCAGTCTTTTTCAGGTCTTGGTAAACAGCGACGAACCCTTTGATTCCCTCGTATGCCGTTCTGCACAAGGCAAATGCCGTGATGGGGTCAATTTACAGCCCCAGTATTTTCTTGACCAGTTCACCAGCAAAGCCAGGGCCAAGCAACACAGCCGCAATCACCACATAAAGCAAGTACTCGATGCGGGTCATGCGCTGTGAACCTGATGCAAATGATTTCTCAATGGCGGTGTACCTCTCGGCACAAACCGCCTCATGAACCGCCAGTCGTGTGTCGGTATCCTCAAGCATTACAGACCTTGACCTGGCGTGATGTAAACAGTGGCCGCTGCGCTGGACAGGCCGCTGAAGTAGGTGTCAATGTTGAAGCGCAAGATTTCAACTGCACCAGGCACCAGCACGATGGCTGCTGATGGTGTTCCGGCAACTGGAGCAACAGCGTTGGCCGTTGCGTCTGTTGCGTTTGCGCCAGTGCCCAAGAACACGGTGGTGGTTCCTGCATTGATGAATCGGAACTGGCCTGCGTTTTGCGGGTCAAATTTTGCGTAGACAGGTGCCTGAATGCCAGCAGGTGCTGATGCGGCTGCTGCTACCACAATGGTCTTGCCAAGTGGGGCAAATGCGATTTGTGAGTTGGTGGACATGATGGTTTCCTTAAATTTAAATTGTCACCCAGGGTAAAGCAGGTTCAGTGACCTTTTGTGCCAACTGGCGTGCAATTTGATTTGCTACTTGTGATTCACCCTCATCTTTAAGATGTTTGGTAACTGTCGTTGTTATATTTTGAATTGAATCTTCAATCGTAATAATTTCAGGTGCAAAACACCAATCAAGCACTTGCTGCTCTGTCAATTGCTCGTAAGGGATAAAACTATCCCCCCGAGTAAGTGTACGAACACCCGCCGCTGAAGTTGTTATATTGTTTTCATTATCCTCAGCGGTAACGCGCCAATCAACCCTGACAACAAGATTGTCTTTGGCAACAGTGAGTTTATCAATTGACCATTTGTAAGAGATAGACATTTTATTTCCTTTAAAGTAAACGAATGACAGAATAATCTACAAGTTGCGTTGAACCAGTTGTTTGTTGGACTTCAATGTTTGGATAGGTAACACGCAAGTCAATTGCTGATCCTACCGCTTTATTTAACATGGTTACATCAAAATAACTGTTAAACAAGGTCGCCGTAGCGCTTGTTTGTGCCGATGCAACGTTGAAGATTCTCACAATTAAAATGTATACGCAAGCAGGTGAAGGTTGGAAAATTGGAACCCAAGTTGCGGTAGCGCAGCTAACTTGACCTAAAGAAGTGCTCATTAGTGCGGCATCAAAATTTCCAGTAACGCTTAAATTTGTTTGTACTCCAACCGCCGTTAAAGAAGCGCAATTTGCGATATATGTGTCTTGTATAGTTATATTAAAAACTGCACGGATAGACGGGTTAATCAAAACAGCGGTGACAAAATTAAGGTCTACGTTTGCATATGCATATTGAGGTATATCCTCAAACCAGCACGTTCTAACAGATACTTGACACAGACCATAACCACCTTTTTCAAGGCTTGATACATTTCCATAAACACCACTTGTGGGATTAGGCCGAACAATTAATCCATAACAAACTTCGGTGAAAGTGCATTCATTGAATGAACCAACCACGTTCCAGCCGTCAAAACCAATTCGCGTGTCTCTAAAATGGCACTGCTCAAAACGGGCTTCATTAGAAAAACTATGGTCTTGCACTGTTAATGTGCCGTCTGCACCCCACAACCTAACGCAAGCATCATCAAATCCTGTTGGATTGGCTACGCTTCCATTGTGGTACACGCTTGCACCGTGAAAAATGGTGCGTTTTGCCCCAGAGTTAAAACAGCGAACACCCCAAACAGCAGCGTAACTAAAGTTGTTGAAGTAACAATCTTCAAAATAAAAATGTGCGCCCCAATCATTTGCAGTTCGGCATACATAAAAACAAGTTGCCGAGCTGTTAGTGGCGGGTGTCACCAAAGAAAAACTTATGCCTTTGACGTTAAACATAAACGATGGGCCTGACCCATTTTCGCCGCTGTTAACCGTA